TAACAACCTGCAAATCAAGCTGGTCAACGGGGCCACCATTAGTCTTAAAGGAGCCGATAGGCCAGAGACAATGCGTGGTGTTTCCTTGAAGTTTCTTGTGATGGACGAGTACGCAGACATGAAGCCTGACGTATGGGAACAGATACTCCGTCCAGCACTGGCAGACCAAAAAGGTTCTGCGATGTTCATAGGTACGCCTATGGGACGTAATCACTTCTACGAGTTGTACAAGTACGCGGAGTTAGGTGACGATGAAACTTACCGGGGCTGGCATTTCACCAGCTACGACAACCCTCTGTTGGACCCATCTGAAATCGACATGGCGAAGAAATCAATGTCGAGTTACGCCTTTAGACAAGAGTTTATGGCCTCGTTTGAAGCCAGAGGCTCAGAGATGTTCAGAGAAGATTGGGTACAGTTCGGAGAAGAGCCAGAGGTTGGAGATTACTATATAGCTGTTGACCTAGCTGGATTTGAGGAAGTAAACAAGAAACGAACGAAGAACTCTAAACTAGATGAAACCGCAATCGCTGTTGTTAAAGTTAGTCCTGATGGTTGGTACGTTGATAACATTATATATGGGCGGTGGAGCCTTGACGAGACTGCCACCAAGATATTTCAGGCGGTCAGAGACTACCGTCCTATCAGCGTTGGTATTGAACGAGGAATCGCAAAGCAGGCCGTAATGTCTCCTCTGCTAGACCTACAAAAGCGCTACGGGACGTTCTTCAGAGTCGAGGAGCTAACCCACGGTAACAAGAAGAAGACTGACAGGGTGATGTGGGCGCTACAGGGACGCTTTGAGAACGGCTACGTAACACTGAGTAAAGGCGAGTGGAACTCTAGGTTCTTAGACCAACTGTTCCAGTTTCCAGACCCTCTGACCCACGACGACTTAATTGACGCTTTGGCTTACGTAGATCAGTTAGCACAAGTAGCGTACCACTACGATTTTGAAATAGACGACCACGAACTACTAGATGTAGTAGCAGGATACTAAAGTGAATCACAGAGTTTTTAGACCGTTTAACACCTATGGCATCTACGCTATTTCTGCCGTAGTGTTTTTTACACTTGGTTACAGCGTAGCAATACTTTAAGGAAAGTACTATGGCAGAAGATATCTATAGCCCAGACCTTCTAATGATTGAAGAGTCTCTGGAAGAGTGGGTAATGACCAAGTGTGAAAACTGGCGTGACCACTACGAGTCAAATTACGAAGCAAAGTTTGAAGAGTACTACAGGCTCTGGAGAGGACAGTGGGATCCTGCAGATTCTCAGAGAGGATCAGAGCGTTCCAGAATCATATCTCCTGCGTTGCAGCAGGCCGTAGAGTCTAACGTAGCAGAACTAGAGGAAGCCACGTTTGGTAGAGGTAAATGGTTTGACATCGCTGACGACACTAACGACAAAGACCGTCAGGACATACAGTACCTACGTAACAAGCTAACAGAAGACTTTGAGAACTGTAAGGTACGTAAGGCTGTTGCAGAGTGCTTGATTAACTCCGCTGTGTTTGGCACGGGCATAGGAGAAGTAGTTCTTGAGGAAATCAAGGAGATGGCTCCTGCTACTCAGCCTATTATGGAAGGACAGTTGCAGGCTGTAGGTGTAAACATTACTGACAGAATCGTTGTTAAACTCAAGCCAGTACTGCCTCAGAACTTTCTCATAGACCCTGTAGCAACGACTGTAGAAGACGCTATGGGCGTAGCTGTTGATGAGTTTGTGTCTAAGCACGCTATAGAACTTCTACAAGAGCAAGAGGTGTACAGGGACGTTTACATTGAATCTGCAGCGCCTGACTCAGACCTAGAGCCTGACCAAGACCTTACGATCTACAACGACGACAAGGTACGACTAACTAAGTACTACGGCCTTGTGCCTCGTGAGTTATTAGAGGCTGAAGATGTAGAAGTAGAGTCAGAGTCAATGTACGTTGAAGCTATTGTAGTTATTGCTAACGGTGGTACACTGCTAAAAGCTGAGGCTAATCCGTACATGATGGGTGATCGTCCTGTGGTAGCTTTTCCTTGGGACGTAGTTCCTGGAAGATTCTGGGGTCGTGGCGTATGCGAAAAAGGCTACAACAGCCAGAAGGCGCTAGACACAGAGCTACGCGCACGTATTGACGCACTGAGTCTCACAATTCATCCTATGCTTGCTATTGACGCAACTAGGCTACCTCGTGGTGCTAAACCTGAAGTACGTCCGGGCAAAATGATTCTAACTAACGGAGATCCGCGTGAAGTATTACAGCCGTTTAACTTTGGGCAAGTTGGTCAGATTACTTTCGCACAAGCACAAGCGCTTCAGCAGATGGTTCAGCAGGCTACAGGAGCGGTTGATTCAGCAGGAATTGCTGGCAACGTTAATGGTGAAGCTACTGCCGCTGGCATTAGTATGTCTCTTGGTGCTATTATTAAACGTCATAAGCGCACCCTGATTAACTTCCAGCAGTCTTTTCTGTTACCTTTTGTATCTAAAGCTGCACACAGGTACATGCAGTTTGACCCTGAGAACTATCCGGTAGCTGACTACAAGTTCAACGCTACGTCTACTCTAGGTATTATTGCTCGTGAATACGAGGTAGGACAGCTTGTACAACTTCTGCAGACCATGAAGCAAGACAGTCCTAGCTATCCTATATTAATTCAAAGCATTATCGACAACATGAACTTGAGCAACCGCGAAGAGTTAATTGCGTCTATGCAACAGGCGTCTCAGCCAGATCCTCAAGCACAACAGATGGCTCAGATGGCTCAACAAGCACAACTGCAGTTTCAACAAGCACAAACCGCAGCACTACAGGGACAAGCTGCTGAGTCTCAAGCTAGGGCTGCTAAGTACCTTATCGACTCTGAGTTGGCTCCAGAAGAACTTGAAATTGATAAAATTAACGCTATTACGCGTAATCTTAGAGACGGAGATGCAGATGACCGAGAGTTTGAACGTCGGTTAAAAATCGCTGAAGTAGCGTTAAAAGAAAAGGCACTAGATAATAAAGGAGTAACACCTCGTGTTAATGACACAGACAGAAATGAACCAGTTCCTGAGCCAAATCAACCAAGCGTTCCAGGATCAGTTCAACCGTTTAGACGAGATGGAGCGCAAACTCGTGGACCTAGAGGACCAAATGTCGGACCTGCGCCAGAAGGAGGACTCTAACAGTGCCAAAGGAAAAAGACCCAAGACTAGCAAGAGCGGGCGTGTCGGGGTACAACAAGCCAAAAAGGACGCCTAGTCACCCCACGAAATCACACGTAGTTGTGGCTAAATGTGACGACGGTAAAGTTAAGACTATACGGTTTGGACAACAAGGAGTATCAGGTGCTGGCAAGAGTCCTAAGACTGATAAGGAGAAAGCGAGGCGTAAGTCCTTTAAGGCTCGTCACGCTAAAAACATAGCCAAAGGAAAGTGTTCTGCGGCTTATTGGGCAAACAAAGTTAAATGGTAGATATATATTGCGTTGTTTGGCATGACGCTCAAGGAGGAGCTAATGTAGGCTGGAGAGATATAAAGGAATTAAAAACTCTTAAACCAGCTATTGCAGTTTCTGTTGGTGCTGTTCTACATCAAGACGAGTATAAATTAATTATTTGTCCTCATGTTTTGTTAGAAGAAGGAGAAGTTACAGAGGGAGACGCAGAACTTGTTATACCTACATCGTGGGTAACTTCACTAACTAAAATATACACACTAGAGTAAAAGAGGTGAGTCCATGAAAGTACCCGCGCCAAAAGGTTATCACTGGATGAAAAGTGGCAATAGTTACAGATTAATGAAAAACCCAGCAGACGGATACAAGCCACACAAGGGTGCGTCTAAGACTGCAAACTTTGAAGTTCAGAAAGCCCACAAAAAGTAAGGAGATAGCTATGCTTGGATATATGTCTACAACGCCTAAGAAGAAAAAGAAAAAAGTAAAGAAGCCGGGGTACTAAAATGCCTAGGGGACTATACAGCAACATACACGCTAAACGTAAGCGTATCAAGGCTGGATCAGGTGAAACTATGCGTAAACCGGGATCAAAAGGCGCTCCTAAGGCTTCTGCCTTTAAGAAAGCTAAGAAAACAGCCAAGAAACGGTAAAATTTACATAAAATAATACTTGACTTTTAGTCAAAAGTATGGTATAATATAGGTGTACTTAGGTACACTTAATACAAAAGAGACAACCCAAAAGGCCTCAAGATGGATCAAGAAACACAGCAGTACTACGACGCATACTTTAGTCTTTTTATTACTGACGGCTGGAAGCAACTTGTGCAAGACTTTGGCAACAATGCTTTACAGATTAACAGTATAGAAGCAGCTAAAGATGCTGACGATATGTTTTTTCGTAAGGGACAACTAAACGTATTAGCCCACTTAATCAACATGGAAACTATCGTTACAACTAACTACGAAGAGGCATCTAAGCCTCCAGAAGAAGATGATTAAAGTATTTGATTTTCGTTGTACTAACGGACATACCTTTGAAGAATTTGTAGAAGCAGGTACTACATCCAGTAGGTGCGGGTGTGGTGCTAATGCTACAAAGATTGTATCAGCAACTCCACATATCCTTGATGGTTCCTCTGGGGATTTCCCCGGCAGGCACATGAAGTGGGTACGTGAACACGAGAAGGCTGGGCAAACCACGCGGGAAACCTCATAGGCCAACTCCCATTTAATCCTCCATAACCTAATAAAAATAATAGGCGGGGTAAGTTTAGAATGTCACGAGCAACACTACTTGATGAGCGTAAGGAAGAAGAATTAGAAGCAACAGACCAACTCGACACACAAGATACTGTAGAGACTCCTGAAGAGGAACAACCTCAGCAGCCCGAAGTTCCAGAAAAGTACCAAGGTAAATCTGTTGAAGACCTCGTACAGATGCACCAAGAGCTTGAGAAGTTTTCAGGTAAACAGAGTACGGAAGTTGGCGAGTTACGTAAAGTTGTTGATGATTACATTCATACACAACTCTCAACCCAACAAGCACCTCAACAACAGCAACAACAAGATGATAACGATGACGATGTAGATTTCTTTGTCGATCCTAAGACCGCTGTTAGTAGAGCTATAGACAACCACCCTAAGATTAAGGAAGCACAGGCTTACACACAACAGTACAAACAACAGGCTACTCTTGCACAACTCAAGTCCTCTCATCCTGAGATGGAACAGATACTGCAAGACCCCAAGTTTGCTGAGTGGATTAAAGGGTCAAAAGTCCGAACACAGTTGTTTGTTCAGGCAGACCAACAGTACGATTACGATTCTGCACACGAGCTATTTAGCCTCTGGAAAGAGCGCAACCAGATAGTTCAACAGACTGCACAAGCAGAAAAAGCAGCACGTAAGAGTTCAGTTAAAACTGCATCAACAGGCAACGCTCGCGGAACAGCAGAAGGATCTCGTCGTAAAGTTTATCGTCGTGCTGACATTATTAAACTTATGAGAACCGACCCAGAGCGCTATCAGTCCATGTCGGACGAACTACTCAAAGCGTATTCAGAGGGTCGGGTTCGATAGCCTAAAGGAGAATTACAATGGCTAATGAAACTTCTGGTGCCTACTTTACAGCCCACGCTGTAGTAGACAAAACCGCTGCTGGGACTTTTATCCCAGAAATCTGGAGCGATGAAGTAATCGCTGCTTACCAAAAGAACCTGAAGATGGCTCCTCTTGTTAAGCGTCTCGCTATGTCTGGCAAGAAAGGCGATGTTATTCACATCCCTAAGCCCGTCCGTGGTTCTGCTTCTGCTAAGACAGAATCTGTAGCAGTTACGATTCAGGCTAACCTAGAAACTGAGTTGCAAGTAACTGTTGATCGTCACTTTGAGTACTCACGTTTGATTGAGGACATCGTAGAAGTACAGGCTCTGTCTTCTCTGCGACAGTTTTACACTGAAGACGCTGGATATCAGTTAGCTGTTCAGGTCGACAATGACCTTCACGCGGCTGGTACTGGTTTTGGTGATGGTGGTGCTGTTGTATTTAGCCCTGCCGCTACTGACTACCAGCACACTGGTTGTTTCTTTAACGATAACGGAACTACCACTCAGTACACTGATGACACTCTGGTAGCTGGTGACGAGTTTACGGATGCGTTTTTCCGTGACATGATCCAGAAAATGGATGACAACAATGTACCGATGGATAATCGTAATTTGATTATACCACCCGCAACGCGAAACGCGATTATGGGTATTGACCGATACGTGTCTTCTGACTTTGTATCTGGTGGTACTGTTAACAACGGTTTAATTGGTAACCTGTACGGCGTAGACGTATATGTGTCTGCTAACTGCAGAACCATTGAGGCGGCAGGCGACAATACAGCATCAAGCGTAGATACTCGCGCTGCGTTGTTGTTCCACAAAGACGCTGTTGTAATGGCAGAGCAAATGGCTGTACGTTCTCAGACTCAGTACAAGCAAGAGTATCTTTCTACTCTGTACACTGCCGACACCCTCTACGGTGTTCAAGTGTATCGTCCTGAAGCTGGTTTTGTTTTGGCAGTACCTTCTGCCTAATAAAACTAATGGGGGTCAGCAATGGCCCCTTTTTCTTTCCTTGTTTGTTTTCTTAGGAGTAGTCTATGCCTATATTTAGAGGCACAGGTGGTTCAGGTAATGCCTCTACAGATGCGTATGCGTCACAGGTAGCTACTCACGCCCAGACTGCTACTACAAAAGCAAACGAAGCTTCTGCATCGGCTACTGCTGCAGCAACCAGCGCAACCAACGCTGCGGCTAATGAGTCCGGTGTTGCAACTAACGCAACAGCAGCGGCTTCTAGTGCAACTGCGGCAGCATCCAGTGCAACCAGTGCTTCTGGTAGTGCTACTACAGCAACAACACAAGCATCTGCTGCGTCAACATCTGCTACGTCTGCTGCTACATCTGCTACTACAGCAACAACACAGGCTACTACAGCTACTACTAAAGCCAGTGAAGCCAGCACAAGTGCTACTAATGCAGCTACCAGCGCAACCACAGCAACAACACAAGCAACAACAGCTACTACACAGGCTACCAATGCAGCCTCTAGCGCCACTGCAGCGGCCTCCAGCGCAACGGCAGCAGCATCTAGTGCTACAGCAGCAGCCACGTCTGCAACAGCCGCAGAAGCCGCTAAGGACGCTATTGACGGGCTTTACTTAGGCGCACAATCAAGTAACCCAACTGTAGACGGTAACGGTAACGCAGTAACAACAGGTGATTGGTACTTTAATACGTCAGATAACAGCACTAGGATTTACACGGGAAGTGCTTGGGATACTATTAATCCAAACCTAGTAGGCGACACAAC